TGTGTTTGAAGGAACTTGTCCATATGCTCTAGTATACATAAAATTTGAAGGATCATAAGCAATATCTAATTTATTTGTTCCATCTTTAATTCCTAAACCTATATTATCAGGATTTGGAATTATTTCTTCATCCGCTTTGTCACTTATACCTGCCCCAAACTGAATTTCTAATATATTATCTGAAGCAAATCTAGATACAAATCTTCTTGGAACTTTTTTAACTTTTAATAAATAGGGAACTGTATCATTATATTGAGGTAATGTAGGGTCATTAGTCATAATGTTTTTTACTTCCATAAATTTAGTATCTTGAGCTAAATAATCTACTTCATGGTATTCATTATTGTCTGAATCTATAATTGATTCTATAGATATGATATTATCATCAAATATAGGTACCGTTCTAAATTTTTGTGGTTCTCCTATAGATATAGTTTGGGTTTTTGTTTTAGCAGATATTGCTCTACTTGTTTTTTTTAATAGATAATATTCAGGATTATTACTACTATCATATTGGTAAACACTAAAAAGAGAAGGATCAAAAGAAGAAGAAAAACCAAATCTTAAATCATCAGTTAAATAAAAACTCCTTCCTTCAATAGTTTCAAAAGTTGAGCCTTGATTTATATCTAAAGCATAATCCATATCAGGCATATAAAATCCACTAGATCCTTTAGAAGGAACTAATTGAAATATTTCTAAATCTACACTAGCTGCAGTTGATAATTTAGGTTTATACCCCATAGAATATGCTAAATTATATATATTAGTTCTTTCACTAGCTAAATTTAAAAAAGTTTCTTTAATTTGAGTGTCAGTATAGAAAGATAAAACATCTCCTACATATGCAGCCATTTCCAAATACATGGTAGAGGGATTATTTTCTGAAAAATCATTATGAGTATTAGGAAAATATATCTCTGCAAATTCTTGTAGTTTATTTTTAAAAGATTGAAAATCTTTATTTAAATATTTAACATCTTTATCTTGTACTTTATTTGATACTTTGTTATACGGCATAATTAGTCTTTATTAAAATTTAATAATATGGCATCTTTTTCTCCATCTAAATTATAGGTGTAAACTACTTTTATATATAATATATGTTCTTCCTTTTTAAAATTAGAAATAACATTGTCTAATGATATTTGGGGAAGGTACATTTGTATTTGTTTATCTATAATTTGATTTAAATTATCAATATCTACACTGTTAGAAAATAATATATTTTTTAAACCTACTCCATAAGTCATTAAATGTAATCTTTCTCCGGGTTCTGTTAGCATTAAATTAATTAAATCTGTTTTTATTTGTTCTTTAGTAGTTTCTGTTCCTCTTTGTAAGTTTTCTTTGTTTAAAGGAAAAGCTACCCCTATAGTTATATTACTATCTAGGTCTAAAACATTAATTCTTCTAGAGGGATTACTTAAGGGCATTTATTATTTATTTTTCTTTTTATTATTTATTGCTTTCATTAAAGAACTATAGTCTCTTGTTACAGCTTCTACTACTTGTTTAGGAGCAGCTTCTATAGGCATATCTCCTATAGTATTCATTGGAGCGTCTTCCCCTCCAAAACTTCCTTCCATAGAAGCAGGTAATTGAGATTGACCTAAACTAGTATCTCCCATTGCGGTTTCATTTAATATGCTATTTAAAGCAGCATTACTTGTAAATTGCTGTTTTATATAAGGTCTTTTTTCTATAGGAGAAGATCCCATAATTTCTTCTTTCATTGTTTTTTTAGGGGGAAATATTGATTTTGGTTCTTTTTTTGAAATTCCTTCTCTTAAATCTTCTTTAAGTGTTTTAATTTCTCTACGTAACGCATAATCAATTTCTTCTCTAACTACTTTTCTAATTAGATTTTCAAATGTTTTTGCTTTCATATTATCTGTGTTTTATTATAAATATAATTTTTTTTAAAATTAGTGTTAATATATGTTAAAAAGGAGAAATAAGTTTTACTTTATAACTTTTTTTATAATCTATTGTAAAATCTTGTGATATTACATCAAATTTTAGGGCATATATTCGTTCTGTTATTTCTTTTTTTCCTTCTAATGTAAGTGCTTCATGATATTGTTTAAGGGCATAAGATATATCATCAGTTAAATTTGATAAATCCGAATCTTCACTTAAAATATCTTCGGCTGTTACTTCTATTACTTCTCCATTTTCATCTATTTGTTCACCTGGATAATTACAATCTGTAAAAAACATAAGGTATAAATATTCTAAGTATAATAGTATTTTGTTAACTTTATCTTTAAATTGATCTATAGAAGATTTAATACTTAATATTATTGTTTCAATTTTTTCTACTTTTTCAAGTTGTCTTCTAACAGTAGAAACAAATCCTGTTATTACGGCTATATATACTCCTACCTTATCTTCTCCTGATTTTTTAGCTTCATTTAAAGTTGCTATTATTCCTGCAAAACCAGGAACTCCTGGAGGAGGGGCAGGTAAAGCTTTTAAAGTAATAGGAACAATTCTTATTATGTTTTGAAGTATTTCTATGGGGAGTATTAATTTATCTAAAATACCAGGATTTTCAGGGTCACCAGGATTAGAAATTTTTTTTAATACTTTTTCTTTTATTTTATTAAATTTAGTTATTATTCTATTAAAAAATTCAGAAACTTTTTGCAATATTTTTATAATTTTACTTATAATTCTATGTAAAAAATTATATATTTTTTCTATTTTTTCTTTAACTTTAGGATGACATGATGATGCTTGCATCTTTTTTAAAATAACATCTGGTGTAGGGATTTGGGCTTTTAATTCTTGTATTTTTTTCTTTCCTTCTTCCTTAAGTGCTACTTTTGCTTCAGCAAAAGCTCTTTTTACAGAAGAATTTAAATACGCTCTTATATTTTGTTGGGGTTGTGCTGACATTTTTATTTTATTTTAAATTCCTATTTTTACTCTTTTACTTAAAAATACACAATTATCTGCTTCATCTAAAGTATATCCATTATCCGGGTTTATAGCTAAATCATCTTTTAATAATTGAACTTTTTCTCTAAATTGTTCCATCCATATTTCATTAGATTCTGAAGGAGCTGAATCATTTCCGGGTTCAGCACTAGAAACAGAATAATTATCATATAAATCATCTATTAATTCTTCAAATAAATCTAATGTATCCCTTAAAAAGGATCTTAATTCATCTCCTAATACTGCTCTTTGAAGAGGGAGTTTATATTGGGATGTATTCCCTACAGGAGGATATGTTAAATTAATATTTTCATCTAATCCGAGATAAATATGGGGTGAATTTACTACAAACTTTCCATAGTCTTCTTGTTCTTCAGAAACAGCAGATTGAGTATTATCTGGTGGAAACATAGGGTTTGTATCAAAAAATATACTTCCTCCAGCACTAAATCCTATAGCTTTATTTGAGTATAACAATATAGAATCTTTTTTAGCATTAAATACTAATCTATTAGAATTTATAATTACTTGAGATTCTTTATATTGGTTAACTTCTTGTGGTATATAGGCTGCCATTATTTTTATATGTTAGGTGGAGTTATTGCTTCTGTTATATTATCTTGGTAGTTTTTATTTTTTCCTCTTCGAATACCTTTATATAGTTTATGATATGCTTCTACTTCTGAAAGTAGGGTTGTTTTTTTATGGTTTTGGTCTTTTATATAAGAAACATGTATCCATGATTTATTTGTTTTTTCGGGATATGCCCACATTAAATTTTTAAATTCTAAATTATTATAAATATAATTATATAACCCTTGATTATTGCCACTACCCATACTAATATCAGCTGCATAACCATAAATATGTTCACTGTTAGAGGGATTTCCCTTTAACTTACTGTTTAATTGTTTACTTCTATAAACAGATTTTAATTTTAATCCTCCCATTCCTCCCCCTGCAGGACTCATAATAGGGTCTATAACATTTTTAATTAAATTAGTTAAATTATTTAAAATTTCTGTTTGGGTAATTCCATTATTAATTCCTGGATAATTATTTACACCATAATGGCTATAAGTTCCAAATATATGAATTTCTG